TCCATTAAATGCTTCTACAGGAGCAGTGGTGTTATAATTAGAACCAATAACAACAGGTTTTGTAGATCCGTAATCATTACCATCTGTATATGTTCCTATCTGAGTTCCGTCTAAGAATAATCTTGTAGTTCCTCCATTTCTTGCTACTGCAACATGATAGAAAGTTCCAGTCGCTAATGTTCCACCACTAATTTGTGATGTATTTCCTACTGCATAATGTAAAGTAGTTCCATCAAGATATATTGTAGGTGCTGTATCTGTAGCAGAATTATCTCTGAGGTCAAATATTCTTTGTGTTCCTGTTACACTGCCAGGTCTAATAAATGCTTCTATACAGAAGTTTGATGTTCCAAATCCAAAGTCTTCATCAGTTGGAACTTTTACGTTATCTTCTGTTCCATCTAACAATATAGATGCTGTTCCAAATTTCTTTTGTGCTGTGCTTAACTGTGAGTCACCAAATCTACTTAAAGTTTTAGTTGGTTTGTTGACTGTTGTAAATTCTCCAGTTCCCTTACCAGTAATGAATACATATGTACCATCGTTACTTGCGACGGTTCCAGTTGCTACTGCTTTTTTGTAAGTTACATTACTAGATGATATAGTTCCAGATCCACTAGAGTAAGTTACAGTATTAGCATCTACTAAAGTGACCTGATAAAATCCATCTGTAGCACCACCAGTGATATGATCTGCGTAGATGTAATCACCTGTTACTAAACCATGTCCAGTTCTTGTTAGAGTTATTGTAGATCCAGATCTTGTATAAGTTCCTGACTGGAAACTATCTTCTAATTGATACGCAACCTCAGATGATGAGAATGTTCCACTAGTTCCACCAAACTTTAATCTAGTGCTACCTGTGCCAGATCTACCTGTAGCACCTTGAACACCTTCAATACCAATAGATGCAAAGTAGTTGAAACAATTTAACCACTCTACACGCATACCATTGGTAATTTTTAAACCAACCTGATTAGGTGTTATAAAGGTACACTCGTTGAATAGAACAGAACTATGCAGTGATGCAGATGCTAGATTTGCACCATCTAGTTTAGCACCACGTCCTGCATCTCCTTGTGTGTATCCATAAGGATCTGAACCAGATACTACACTACCTTTTGTATTGACTGTGCATCTTTCAACATAAGGACTTGTTGTAGAGTCCATGTTTGATACTACAACAAAGGCATATCCTTTATCATTGCCACTATCGTAGAAAAATTCTTTTATTGTTAAGTCGGAAACGTGAGAGTCTCCAGATAATATAAATGCGTTATTATTGTTTGTGGCACCTGTAGGTTTTACAGATGTTGATCTTAAGTTTGCTCCACGTAATGTAACACCATCAGGAACTGTCATTGGGAAGACTTCCTGATATTCTCCAGCTGCAATGTGGATTGTATCTCCAGATGTAGCAGTCTCAAGTGCTTTTGTAATAGTTAAGAATGGTGTGTCTGGGTGCTTACCATTTGCACCACCGTTAGCAAGAGTTGTATTATTATTTCCAGTAGACGCAACATAAAAAGTATTGCCAGGACCGTTCGTCACGTCCGTAGCAAACATAGTTGTAGTCACCTCACCAGTATTAGGTTTCTGGTTGGCGACCTCTATTATATTCGATCCATTTCTAGCATACAGTTTTCGGTCTTGTATATTAAGAGCGACCTCACCGTCTTCTAGATTAGAAGTCGTCGGGACTACTGTTGCTGTTGTCGATCTCTTTAGCTTGATTCTCGTTGCCATCTAAAGCATTCTCAGATTGTTGGTCATGGTTCATACTATTTAACTGACTTTGTAAGTCTTGGATTTGTGCCTCCATCATTACATTTATCAGTGTCAATTCAGAAATTTTCTTTTGTAATGTAGAAATAACGATTTGTGCATTCATGTTTTAAAAAGTTCCACCGTCGATTGTGTCAGTCCAGACGGGAACGCCCGCTGCTGTTACTGTTAAAATTTGGAATGATGTATTGACATCAGATCCAGAACCAGGTGTTCCCATGTTTGCTTCTGCAGTTACTTGAAGTGCTCCTGCAGCATTACCATAAAGGATACCGTTTGTTGTGAATGTGCTAACGCCAGTTCCACCAAACTGAACCTCAAGGTCTGTATCGAGTTCTAAATCACCCAATACAACTGTACCACGGTCACCTGTGACACCGAATACAGTATTAGTATCTGTTGCATTTTCAATAAATGTCCATGCACCAGCTCCATCTTGACCACCTGTGCGGTCATAACCGAAGAAACCAAATCTATTGGTTCCAGAAGCATTATAGTGAACCTTAACACCACGATCTAATGCATCGTCAGCACCACTTACTGTAACAAGAACAGCACCAACTGCCATGTTTTGAGATAAGTTGTTGCTTAAAGTAACTGTTTTAGTTCCAGTATTGATAGCATTGATAACTGTGCTGTTAGGAATACCAGCTGCTGATGAAGTAACTGAATCACCAACTTGTAGTTGATCTATAGCATCTACAACAACGTCTGGTTGTCCACCGTTTGCTTGTGCAGTCAGTGTAACAGGAGTTGTTGGATCTCCTAATTCAATTGTAGGATCATTAACTGACATTGAAGCAGAGTTCACTGTAGTTGTAGTTCCATCAATTTGTAGGTCACCTTTAATAATAACAAGACCACCCGCATCAGTTGCAGGATCAGGGTCAAGTATTAATTCTTGAACACTGTTAATAGTAGATAGTGTATTGCCATCTAACTTAAGGTTGTCAATCTCAATCTGTCCAGTCTGAGATGTATTACCCGCAATGTTTGTCTGACCGTTGAATGTTACACCATTTTGGAAAGTAGTTGTTGAGTTGACTGTTAAGGCATCTCCAGATGTTGTTCCAATAGTAGTGTTATCATCTACATTCAAGTCTTTGATATGTGCTGTTGCACCAACACCAAGACCACCAGCTATAGTTACAGCAGCGTCAGCAACGTTGTTAGCATCATAAGTGTTTGCAAAGTTTACTTTTGCAGTAGATGTGGTTCCAACTTTGATGTCTGCACCATCTATAAGCAGTTTATCGTTTGTTGTTTCATCATATACAATAGAAGAATTCTTATCTGATCCAAAGAATAACTTCATATCATCAGCGATACGCAAGTCGGGGGTTCCTGCTGCTCGTCTGATATCTAAAGTTGCATCTGCATCAGTATAGAGTAACTCTACATCACCTGTAGTTCCAAACTCTACCTCTTGACCATCTTCAATTACTATCTTACCTGTGCCATTTGCACGAAGAATAAGGTCAGCGTCAGTTGTGCTAGTTGTAATGAAGTTACTGTTGATCTGAACATCATCAACTAACCAGTTGTCAATTTTTGAATTACTATCGACAATCGCAGCTGAGTCTGCTGTAAGTGTCCCATGAACATGATCTAGCATGTCCATAAAATATCTACCACCTACAATCTGTGCAGCACCATTGTTGTCTCCAACAAATAGTCTATCTCCTGCGTTTGCCTGATTACCGTTTGCTCCTGTAGTAACGGCTAATTCACCGAAAGTAATACTACCAGGTGCGGTTGAACCAGTACTCCTTTTTATTAGAATATTGGATGCCATTAGAAGCTACCCCCATTAACTGTTATGTTGTTTAATACGTTTGTTGCGACAAATCTTGTGTTTGTTGAATCATAAACCAACAATGCTCCATCTTGTAAACCACCTTGGGATGCATCTGTCAAATCTACGTCTGACATTCCACCAATCGTTCCACCACCACCGCCTGTCGCGACGCGAGTGACCTTTGGAACTGATTGATCTCCAAATCTTAGTCTTGCCATTTAAAGTGTTACCCCCTCAAGAACGCTTACGGAACCTTCTAATACTCTTGTCTTAAGACCTGTCTAGAAGTTATTACGACATCATATACATACCGACCACTTTTCATAGCAGCGGTTTGTGCATTCGTTAGAGATAGTTGTATTCTTCCACTTGTAGCAGGAGATAAAACTGCAGCAGTTACTGTCTGAGAGGTACTACTTGTATAGTGCTTCTTTATCAGACTTGCTGCTGAATATCCTGTAAGGTTAAACTCTGTGCCATTATCGTTTTCAACTGTGAAGTCGATGATAAAGTCAGAACCTTGATATATTAGTAAATTGGATACAGCACTTGCCATTCTCTAAGAATTCCATATAATATTTAGCTTAACTTTATTTATCCTCTTTCTGTATTAAGTCTTTCACTAGTGCCTTTAATTCGGCAACTTCATCCTGTAAATCTCTCAAAGAACGATCTTTCTTCTTTGCATTCTCTCTTGCT